TTCATGATTACATCGTAATCATCGCAGACATACGCGACTGCGTCAGCAGCAACCGTCGAAGCAGCCCAGTTTTGGTAGCGGTTCTTGCCATACAGCGGGCCAGTACCAACAACGGTAGAAGTGCTGCCGGGGGTGTACTCGCAACCAAGGAAGATACCAATAGTTCCGCCCGTTTCAGCCGCAGCCGAGTTGTAAGCAAGACCAGACGTAATCAACGTACCAGTAGAAGTGAGCTTGACCGGATCGCCAAAGTACAGCGAAGTACCGTAGCCAGAGGCGATAGGGACCATGCGGGTAGAGCCCGCAAAGACCTGTCCGCCGATCAAATTCTGCGGAAGTAGCCCGTAAGGGCCGTTAATAGTGGGATAAGCCATTTAAGACTCCTTTATTTAGTACCTGAACCAAAACCCGCACCGCGAGTCACATTGGACTTGCGTTCCGCAAACAGCGGCATACGGGGATCATTTTGACGAAGGAAATTGTTATCAACAGCTTCTGATTGTGCTTTATTTGCGTTGTCATAGTATTCAGACATCGCAGCAAGTTTAGCTTCGGGCATCTTACACAGCATCAGGCCACCAATCTCAACATTACCAGACGGGGTAGCAGAGAGCATCAACTCAGGATGATCTTCCGACCTGACTGGTTCCCAGCCGTCACGCCGTTTGCGTGAGACATTGGTTGGATCAGCTTGACCAAGAATGTGCGTTGCAACCCAACGGAACGCCCATCCGGGCTCTGGAGTTGGATCGGGCAAGGCGCTCGAAGGTTTGTATACGTAGCGCGTTTGTTTTTCGCGGGTCTCAAGTTCACGGGGGGTGCGAGTTTCAGCCATTTTGTTTCTCCAATTTTGCGACTTCGATAGCGTACTGTTGAGGGGTCAGACCGTATTTCTTTGCTAAAGCAATTTGCGTAGTAGTAAGAGTTACCTTCTTTGGACCCGTCGAACGTGTTGCAGATGCGACTACCGATGCTGGCTTGGAAGACTTACCCTTTCCGAACACCTCAGGGAAAGTCGAGTGCAACCTCGAATCAATCTTGCTGAAATACTCATCGCTGGTTGGGTCCACGCCCGTGTTCACTAGCTTTTGATGCAGCCCTAGTGAGAAGCTGGTAAGTTCCTCGTATCCCGGACTTCCAAACCACTGGTTTTTGTGCAGCCAGCGCTGAGTCTTTTGATCTGGTTGAGTTGGTTGGGATACCGATTGACGAGGTTGTACCTCAGTTTCGTCTATCTGTAAAGCGGCTGGATTAAATTTCTTTGCTTCTTCCAGTTTCCACTTTGCATCAGTGAGGGCTTCTTGGGCTGCAATGATGGCGTCAGTATCGAAAGCTTCTTGTGCTTCCTTGTACTGTTTACGGGCCATTGCCAACTCAGCTTCTGCCGCCGACTTGATAGTCGAGACGTAATGCTGCGTGCCGTCATTCACATACTTCTTGAGGTTCTTGTTCTCATCGATGAGATGCTGTGCAAGCTTTTCAAGCTCCTCACGTTCACGTTGAACTGATTCCTTAGCCCGACGCTCATCATGTCGCGCATGAGTCAACTCCTTGATACGGTTCTTGACCTTATCCGAGTAGTTTTCAATTTCTTCATCCGTAGGATCTTCGACTTCCCGATCAAGGGGCTTGCGGCCACGGTCTTGTTCAGGCGTGTCGTCAACGATCTCTACTTCTACCTCTGGCGATTCGTTAGTAATAACAACTTCGTTGTCGTCCTGCTCATCAGGAAACTTGTATGGATCCATGCTTACTCCTTAAGCTCGCGAAACGCCGCGAGGATCTTCCACGATACCTTCCACCTGATCGTCATTGATCATGCGGAACTCCTTGCCGTAAACCTTGAATCGCGTACCTGAATAAGCGCGGACAAGCACGAAGTCACCTTGTTTACACCAAGGCGTCTCACCGAACTTGTCTTGATCTTGGTAGGCTTGCGGACCCATCTTTACGACAAATAGTACTGTGGTGGCGTGTTCCTCTTGCCGCAGCGCAGCGGTAGCCTTGACCAGATCGAGGTCAGTGCCCTCAAGTTTGTCAGAGACATCGGGGACCATGCACAGGATGCGCCAACCAGTAGGTTCTGGGAGCGACTTACCCCTCTCTTCAAAAGGAATGTGCTCTTCTGGATTTTCAAGCGGTCTGATTTGGGGCGGCAAGACGAGGCCGGGAGGCAGAATGAGGTCACTCATCGGATTGTTCAACTTTCTTGGCAAGGGCTATTAGGTAAGACTCTGCAAGGGCCAGCCCTTGAATCACCCCGCAGAGTTTTTGATACTCCTCAAACGACTTGCAAATACCCGTTGCGATGTCGTCCGTATAGTTGTTCATGTCTGTGCGTATTTGGTCGCGCAATACACGTGCGAAGTCGTGGATCATGATTTACCTTGTGGTTTGTTTGCCTGTGCCCGAGCCTGTGCTGCGGCTTGAGCCTTACTCTTAGCGATGTCGATACCCATGCGTGTGCCGTCACGCTCTTGATCTGCTGCCAGACGCGCTTGCTCATGGCTGGTCTTCATCTGTGCTTGCATGGCGTTAAGCTGAATAGTTCCCTCGGCTTGCATCCGCTTGATCTCAATCTCATCGGCTCTAGCTGCTGCATCCGTCTGAAGCTTCTTTTCCTTGATCTGCATTTCTTGTGCTTTGATCTGCACTTCTTGCTGACGGATCTGAAGTTCTTGCTGCTGCATCTGCACAATCGGGTCTTGCTGGGCCTGTTGAGCTTGCTGCTGTGCTTGCTCTTGTTGGTGCTGTTGCAGCACTTGCTGTGCAGCCTGCGCCATTGCGCTAGACAACATATTTTGCATTTCTGCTGGAATCTTCGGGCCGTTTTCGTCGTCTACATCTTCCGGTGGCAGCGGCATACCCATTTGCTGCTCGATCTGCATCCGGTACGCATACGCAGCGTGTTCAGCGATGTGCGCCATGCCTGCGGCCATCATCTCCTGCGCCTTGGGGTTCTGCCCCACGACAGCCATGATCTTCGGATCTTGGGCCATCGACATATGCACCTGAATGTGCGACTCGTGGTCTTGGAAGATGAACGCCTTGAGCGGCTTGCTCTTCAGGATGTCCATGTTCTCAGTGACCGGATCCTTTGGCTTCATGTCATCAGGGAGGGGGACGAGCTTTTCAGCGTTCTTGATCCCCAAGACATCCAGCATGGCACGGTGTAGTTGTGGGAGGTCGTAGATCTCCGGGGCCATCTGCGCCATCTGGATGACGGCTTGATACTGCACCACACGCTGAGACATAGTTGCAGCGTTAGGGTCACTTACCGGGATGATATCTACATGGGAGTAGTCTGACTTCTTGGCTCCGGTACTCTCATTTCCCGGCTCGTAGTCATACATATCATCCGTGTAGTCACGAATGATCGCCGCCAGAAGCTGCAACTCTTGCTTAAACGCATAGTGGACCCGAGCCTGAACCGCCGTCATCACCTTGAGTTGACGCTCAAGAATAGCCAGCGTGGAGCCAACAGGAGAGTTAGCCGACATGTCGCTTACCTGCATATCAGCAGTAGCAGCGAAGCGGCGTCCCTCCTCAACAATCTTGTCTAGCAGCCCTGCAAGAACTTGGCTAGGTTCTTTATATGGCAAAGGCAGGATGTTGTCGCGCAAAGCGCCAGAGCCAATGTCTACGTCGCGGAACTCTCCGGGTGCGATTGGCGTGTCGTCGCCTTTGATCCGCAGTCCTCTGGACTTAAGCCCTCCGGGGAGGTTTGAGAGTGTGCCTGCGTCAACCAACTGTCGCATAAGGCTAGTAGCTGACTTCGCGTATCCACCGATGAGATGGAATAAGCCAAAGCCATACGCGCCAAAACCGGGGATGTACTGATAATGTACGAAGTGCTGACGTTTGAGCTTGAGGTCGTCGTCCTCTTTCCAGTTCCGCCTAATAGCAAGGACTTCATTGGATCCCTTGATTAAAGTGACTACATACGGAAGGTGAATGCCTGTCTTCTTACCCTTCTCATCCTTGTCCTCGAAACCTTCCAGATCGAGATCTACATGGCACTCATAAATAGTCAAGCGATCATCATTGATATCGCTAAATCCTGTTTCCTTGTCCTTTGCTTTCTGAATGTCGTCAGACATCTTCAGCGGATCAGGAAGATCAATGTCGCGGTAGAAGCCTGCTTGTTGCAGCTTCACAACCTCATTCTCGGTCTTCCGCATTACGTGCGTCAGCCGATAGCAAGTGTCAAGGTTAGATGTTCCGTATGGCAGAAGTATGTCTTCTGCGGGGATAAAGATCGAAACCTGACGCCCCAGTGATGGGTCGTAGTAGACCTTCTTGAACGCAGAACCCGTAGCCGGGAGGCTCCACAGCATCCGTTCGTGTTCTGGCCTGAACTCCCGCATGACTTCGGTGAGTTCGTAGTTCATGTCGTCTTCGACACGGACAGCGGCTTCTTTCTTCTCTGGCGTCTCCTTGCCGAGGATCTTGGTGCGTACTGGCCCGGATGCAGGGAACGTCTCGGTGATGGTCTCTGACTGGAAGCGGATCACCGCCTCAGTAATCATGGGGTGAAACACGCCACAAGCACCGTTCCAAGGTTCAGTACGTTCCTCGTATTGCAAACCTAGCAGTTTCAGACCCTCGGTGTAGGCTTTTTCCCAGTCTTTGCGCGAGTTTTTGTCATTATCAATGTCTCCCGCAAGGTCACCAGCCAGCGAATCGAGGTACTTTTGCTCAAGTTCATCGGCCAGATTGATGTTGAAATCATCCGTTTCGTCAGCTTTTTCGATGGAAAGATCCATATTCCCAGCGTGAATGTTCACCGCCTCAGGGTCAACAATCTCAATTTCGATGGGATCTTGCCCCGCACCCAGCGCATCCAGCCCCATTGGAGCCTGATACAGCCCCTTGTCGATGTTCGTAGCCATCAGTATTTCTTTCTCAATGTTGCGGTGTTTGTCTTGGGGTTGTACTTGAACGCAGTGGGCTTCTTGCCTGTTGCTGATCTTGTACTGGCTCTGTCCAGAGCGCGTTCTTCTGCGGTCATGGCATCGCGCTTCTTGCCAGCGGCTGTCAAGTTACCCTTGTCATCTACGTGTCCGCGCTTTTTCAGAACTTCGAGGGCGGTTTCCCGTGAGCCGATCTGAGCCGCCAAGCGGTCAATCAACTGATGTCTGCCCATGAATTTCTGTGTAGTCATGTTGGTTCTCAGTACTCAGTAGTACGCAGCGTGGCGGCGGCTTTTAAAAAACTGTACTTCTTCAGGCTCATCTGTGGGTAGTCGCAAGAACCCCCCTTGCCTAAATCTCAGCAAGGCTTGGGTGGTGGAGTCCACCAAGTCATCGTTCTCTCCGCTTGGAAAGTCGTTGCATTCTTCTATGAGTTCTCTGGCCCACCGCCTGTCAGGAGCCCAAACTATACCTGAGGAAAGTAAATCAGAGATAGCGTTAACGCGAGAAATTTTGTCTTGTCCTTTGCCCGGAGTGAACTCTCCTACAGGCACACCCATGCGCCGAAGCTCCTGATAGAGCGCCGCACCGTTGGATTTCTTCTCCACGATGAACGCATCTGGCTCCCACTCTTTGTACTCTTCCAGTACCAACTTCTTAAGTTCAGGAAACTCTAGGCGTTTCTTGATGACGTTGAGCAAGATAATATTGTGGTTATTAGTCTCTTCGTTGTAGAAGATACCCCATGTGGTGAGGGCATTATAGTCGGCGCGAGTATTAGCCTCCTGCGCTGCGTCGAGAGACATAATAATGAACTCACACTGGGGTGGGTCGTCTTTGTCCCATATCTGCCACCACTCCCTTTTAAGGAGCGCACCTTCCTCAGATACAGGGTTTTGCATGTATTGGGCTTGCCAATACCGTGGGTCCATTGCCGCTTTTTTAGATAAAAGTTCTTCCAAGGGCCAGAAATCAGGCCACAGGGGTTTGTCGTTCAGGATGGCAGGGAATTCAACGACTTCCCAAGGCTCTACACCATCCTCGTTGATCATCTGCTTGACAAGTTGGCCTGTTAAGTCCAACTTACTCCACCTTGTCATCACGACAATAATGGCCCCTCCCGGCATCAGACGCTGCAACGGACCTGACTGAAACCATTCCCAAGCGGGGAGAAACACATCTGCTCTGCCCTGTTTGGCATCTTGTTCAGAGTGTGGGTCATCAATAATGAACAGATCAGCGCCTCGACCAGCCAGTGCGCCGCCTACACCAATAGCAAAGTACTCACCATTAAAGTTTGTACCCCATCGGGACGCCGATTTCGAGTCCGCTTGGAGGGTAACTTGCGGAAAAATAGCCTTATACGGGTCAGAACCGACCAAATTTCGCACTCTACGACCAAAATTGACAGCCAAATCCGCAGTGTGGGAGGCCATGATGACCTTTTTGTGCGGATATTTACCTAAAAACCATGCAGGAGC